TGCAGTCGCTTGCGGTACAAGCAGAAGTATACGTGGCTCGTCTTCGGTCTGAAATTCCTTAATGATCTCTGCTCGTGTCGTAGCCGATACGCCGCCGTGGATTGTCTGCACTGTGTAGCCTTGTTTGAGGAGCGAATTCTCCACCATCTGCAAGGTGTGCCTATATGGGATAAACGCTAATACCTTGTTGTCTGTCTGCTCGATCACCTCTACCAGCTCGTTGAAGCGGTTGGTAACATCAAACTCAACGATTTCTTTATTGTCCGTATAGACTGCCCCTTGCGAAACCTGCAAAAGTTTGTTAAGCATTGAGGCGGCGTTGACTGCAGTGATCTCTTCCCCTGCCGCAATCGTCATCATCTGTTGCTTGAGGGCGTTGTAGTACTTGGCTTGTTGTGGCGTCAGCGGAACCTCACGATTGGAATACAGCAGGTCGGGCAAGTCCAGACATTCAGCCTTGGTAAACCGTATAGCGGGTTGCAGTATTTCATGCACTATGTTTTTGGACTCCTGCCGTGGAACCCATTTGTATTGGTTAATCTTTAACATAACCTTGTCACGGAACGAGCCAAGGAACTTAGGCACAGAGTCGGGGTTCACAAGCTTAACCAAGCCGTAGGCATCCAGCGGAGACTGCGATGCAGGTGTACCCGTCATCATCCACAAACGAGTCGTGGGTTTCAGCAAAGATGCAAGGGCTTTCCAGCGGTCGGTCGTCACGCTCTTGACTGCATTGGCTTCGTCCACAATGATTAGATCAAACCCACCAGCCGCAAGCTCAGCGGTAACTACCTTCACGCCGTCAAAGTTAATGATGACGAACTCATAGCCGCCGTTAATTATGGCCGCACGTTTCTCACGAGAGCCTTGGGCGATAGCCACTGTGCGGTGCATCACCGTCTTAAATAAATCTGACCGCCACGCTGTGTCCATGATCGACACAGGGCACACCACCAGCACCCGCTTGACCCGCCCTTGATTCATTAGGTAGTCAGCCGCCCATGCCGCCGCACTGGTCTTACCTGTACCTGCCTCGTTAAACACGAAACAACGTGGATGTAGCGTTAGGAATCCTGCAGTGGTGCGCTGGTGATCGAACGGCTGATATACCCCCGGCCAAGCGTACTTCGCCGTGATCGGTGAGGGCACGTCCTTGATACCTATATTGCGTAGCAGTTGCGTTGAGTCAAAGTCCCAGTTGACTAGGATTTGAGACATATCCCCATTCTGTTGCAGGATTTTGCTCTTGGGAATCAAGGCAGTAATTTGGTCTGCCTTGCGGGTGTTAAACAGTAGTGCGCGATTGTCGATGATTTGCATGATTAAACAATGTATAACTTATAGTGGAGAAAAATAGCTAGGTAGTTGCCTACCTAGCCAAACGCTTCTAACGAAGCAACCACGATGGAACCAATGATACCTTACTTTGAACGTGATTGTGCACGTTCTTTTTTGCTAACTTGCGAAACCAACTGCCCCTTCTTGCCACGTGCAAAGCTACGGTTAGCGGACTCGCTAACAGCCCGTAGGTTACTCAGAGCCAAGGGCTTGCCCTTCTTGCTCAGGGGTTTGATATGGTCAACGTCTTCAGTGCTTGGCAGGTTGCCATGCTTGGCCTCGTATTCTTTACGGGCCTTGTTACGTGCTTCACGCATCTTGACTTGCTTGGGAGAGTCTTCGTACTTCTCTTCCCTTGCGTAATTTCGTTTAGTTGCCATGTTATTTCCTAGTTCCTAATTGCTTAGGCGTAAGCCCCCACTTTTCTTTCGGCCACCCGGCAGCAATTCTACGTTTAAGAGTTGTATATTTAACCCCAAGTTTGTCAGCTAAATCTGGCAATGTTAGGCCTTCATACATAGGTACATTCCGACGATTTTTTGATTGCTCAGTTCGAAGTATCCATTTGCAATTATCAGGGGCGTATCCTTTATTGGGGTCTAAACGTTCTAAAGAACCTGCCTTACCATAGGGGCAGGTTTTCATATCCCTATAAAACTGTTCAAAATTCATCCACGTAGGATCAATTGTTATACCCCTGCCTCCGTACAATTCATAGTGTATATGCTTCGTGTATAGGCAACGTCGTTTCATTGCAGTCCACACATTAAACTCAAAGCAACGGGTCTTTCCGTGGGTAGTACGTCTTACGTTTGGGGCGCATTTTTGACAGCCTGATTTGTCAGCTACTAAAGTTGACTTACGCACCATAGTTATAGTGCCGCAGCTACATTGACAAGCGTAATACCGTTCATTGCCGCGAAGGTCAGACCCCGCTAGTACAGTCCACTTGCCAAATATATCCCCAACATTTACCGGTACTCGCACATATCCTCCGTTAAGGGGCAAAACTTGCACAGAGCTGATTGCTTGGGGTTCCATACGCCGTGGTCTACGGCGGCTTCAATCATGTTAGCCCTACCCGCCCATTTATAAAAGATTTCAGGTAACTGTTCACGACTGAACTCAGCCTTAATTACATCACCGACCACCACAAAAAGCAATGCGCCCTTGACGATATTTATTTCTGGGTGGTGCGACATAACCATAGCCGCCATAAGCTCTAACTGACCGACATCTGCGTAACGGCTAGTCTTACCAGTTTTGTAGTCGGCTAAGCGGGCAACGCCTCTCTCGCGGTCAATGGCAAGGAAGTCGGGTATGCCTCGGAACCATACGTCTTTGTCAAAAAATCCACATGGGGTGAAGTCCGAACGTATTCCCAATTTTTCTTCGCATCGTACATCTGCACGGATTTGGGCAAGACGTTCCACGAATGGCTCGTAACTCTTAAAAGTTTCTGGAAGTGGTGTTTTATCACGGATGAACTCTTCAAATGCTTTATGCACAGCAGTCCCATAAAGGGTAGCCTCTGTGTCTTTCTGTTTGACTTGCTTTAATATACGGACAACGTGGTATTTACGGGGGCAGGATTCAAAGTCTTTGATTGCCGAGTACGAATGAGCTAGTGCCATAGATTTACCACGTTGATTTGACCGCTTATTCTAACAGTCGCCGTATGACAAACCAACCCCTGATTCACAGGACAGCGGTAAATCTTTAGCCCACTTGGGTCGCCATGACATGCACTCCTCAACGAAGCGCACAGCCTCATCTCGCTCGGCGGCGGGTGCAACACAAGCCACGGCATCATGTACGGTCAGCACCACCTGATATCTTTTTGATATCCGCAGCATCTGCTCACCCACAATGATTCGGGCCACAGCTTGCGTGAAGTTCTCCACACACTTGCCACCATAGATGTACACAGGCAGCCCCTTGGACATGTAGCGCCACTGGTCTTTGTTCTCTACTGAAACTTTCTGCAAGTCTGGGTATTGAATAAATAAACCATTGGGTAGGGAAAACCCTTTCTCCGGCACAACCTTGATTACGCCCTGCGCGTCCACCTGCGCCCCGTTGTTAAACGATAACGCTTTGAGACCTTCTTCAGCCGCTTTCCAGAGCCTAGTAATTTTCGGATATGTAGTTCGGTAAGTATCAACGATTCGCTTAGCTTCCTCGCCCGATACTTCAACACCAAAATTTTTAAGTTGTGCTTTAAACTTCGCCGCCCCCATGCCATAGCCTGCACCAAGAATCGTAGTTTTGCCGACGAATCGTTCGTCTTTGGTGATCTCCGAAACGGGCTTGCCGTAAATTGCCGACGCCATAATCTTGTAGACATCATCTTTCCTTTCAAATGCATCAACGAGGTCATGCTGACCTGCAAGCCACGCCAACGTACGTGCTTCAATCTGTGCAGAATCGCAATCAATAATCACATAGCCTTCGGGCGGCAAGATAGCCTTCTTGATCTTCCCTGCGTTCTCCCCACGGCTAGGTAGGTTCTGCAAGTTCACAGAGTCTTGCCCCGACCAGCGGCCTGAGTGTGCACCGTAGTACCGCAGGGGCACAGGGAACAACCCACGGTCTGCCATACCAATGAACCGAGCAGTACGAGTTTCCTCAATAGTCGTCTTGTTCCCAAGCCGTGCCGACACCAGTGCTTGCACGTCTACGTTCGGGTGCTCAAGTAACTCTTTGAACTTCTCATCGGTCTTGGCAAACGCAAACGCTAACTTGCCTGTGGTCGGGCTCACCTTGCGGGGCGGCTCAACGCCCAACGACTCCAGTGCGGCGGCGAACTTCTCGTTGGACATCAGCATGGTCTTGGCGTCCTCACGAGCCCCGAACTTGTACGCCAACTCATCAAGCAACTGCTCTTTGCGATCTATGACTTCTTGTAAATGTTTAACCAACATCTCACGGTCTAGGCGCAACACAGGCTCAATGAACATACGTAGCGTCAGGTCGATCAGCTTCAGCTCAATCTTTGGAAAGTCGAGGGCCATGTATTTGTTGAAAAGTTCTAACGTTAGAACTACGTCATTGCAACAATAGTCGCCATAGCGTGACAGTTCCTCTGCCGAGAAGTCTTTGTAGTGCTTGCCCAGCGCGTTCTCAACCTCAGTGCCCTTGACCCCGACACCCATGCGATCAGCTTGGGCTTTGAGGCTGTGCGACTTCTCATGCGGGAATAGGGCACGAGACATACCCATGATGTCTAGCCACCCTTGTGGTTGCACCCCGTAGTGCCATGCGAGTATGGCTCCATCAAAGGCAGTGTTCTGGCACAGGACAAGTTTGTCCGACCAGTCAATAGACTTAATCACACGCTCAACATCAGGTTTAGGAACCCAAGTGGTCGGGCCCCCGTCAATGTTGTATGCGAACCCGATGGTCTCCCACCTTGGGTCACGCACGTATTCCTCAGTCGTCATCTTGGCAAAACCATACTCACGGTCGTAGTAGGTTTCAAAGTCTATGCAGAGTATGCTCATTTGATTATCTTTGTTCCCAGCTGCAAACCTTGCAGTTCGAGCTGTTCTTGTTCTGCTGTTTGTTTACGTAGTAATCTGGGCTCTGGCTGGTCATCTGTGTTTCTGTGGTTGGTTCTGAATTGCTCATAGTTGCTCTCAGCTTTTGTGATGTTGTCCATGCACCCGACAAGGTACAGGATATTGGTTTCGTTAATAACTAATGCAAGCCCACCTGCTTCAGCTATTTGTTGCAGACGTTTCATCTGTAAGTCCGTAGGCTTGTTCGTACCCGCCTTGGCCTCAATCCCAAAGAATCTACCTTGGTGACATCCGATGATGTCAGGCGTGCCGTTGTTACCAGCAAGCCCTCCGATGTAGTTCACATGGTACGCACCCACCGCATCAAGTACGGCGTTTATCTTCTTTTTTACTTTTGCTTCTGGTGTCATCTGGTCTAGGACAGTTAGGTGGAACTTCAACGGCACACCATACAGCAGCCGTTGGCGCACTACGTAATTTAACCCAGCGATCTACGTAAGTATCGACCATAGCTCGCAAGGCAACTTTTATTGAATCGTTCTTCACGCCCAATGCTTTAGCTACCTCGCTGACCATAAGTCCGTCAGGGTTCTGGTGTAGCAGTGCCCGAATTGCCGCGTGATTTGATTTGCGCATTGATTGATACTTCCTTTTTCCAAGCGTTGTGTAGTGCTGTGTTAAGTTCTTTTAAGACTGTAATCTCGTCTGCCGCTTCGCGGGCAAACTGTTCGAGCGTCTCACGGCTCCACGTTTTAAAGTCTGTCTTCATGTGTTAAATAATAGTTGTTCTGCGGGTTGCAGACTTTGGGAAAAACACCAAGGAGAAAACAGGGAAGTCAATCTCCTCGGTGTGCGTAATGCGCTCACCGTTAATCAACACCGCGCCTTGTTGGATGTGTCGGCGTAGCTCACCACCGCTCATCTGTGTGCATGGATTTTCAACGGACATGGGTATGGCTGGGCGCAGATTGTTTAAGTATTGCATGGCGTTCATGTGTTCCTCTCTTTTTTAATCCCTGCCATGAATCCTTTGTCC